CGGTCTACGAGCATGGTGACGACAAGGGCAACTTCTCGATCAGCGGTGAGGATGAGAACAGCGAGATGTGGGTAAACTACTACGCTGGGTGCGGTAGCTTCGACTTCTGGCATGGAGACAACGTCAACCCAAAGCTGACAAAAGTGCTGGACGATTACAAACTGTATGCCGAGTGGGTGAATCCCGGCATGCTTTCGGTGTATCAGAAATGAACGAAGACGCGAAGCGCAGGATAGGCGAAGCGGTAGCCAAAGCAAAGAACGCAATGCTTGAGGCCAGTCGAATTGCCGAAACACAACCCCAATCAATTGGGCTTTGGAAAACACTAGACGCAGTAACAGGTAAACTTGAGTTTATCCAACGCATTGTTAGCCATCAAAAGGTTGACAATACATTTACGAAATTCAACAACAAACAAGGAGTATTAAAATGATTGTTTACCATGACGACGTTAAAATTTCTGAGAATCAAATTGAGTATTTGGCAATTCCATTTCCAATCCCAAAAATTTATCAAGATCGGTTGATCAAGGCGGGACGCATTGAAGGGAAAGCGCCTGCAGGCGACTTAGACGAAATCTATCGTGTCGAGCGTGAACTCAAAAAACTTTATGGCGTGCGCGTTCGGCGCGAATTGATACTACCAATTTCAGGATAGGAAACAACATGGAAGGCTTCAAGACAATGATGAAAATGAGTGTTGATCTGCAGGAGATCGAAGGACTGCGATTTGACCGCACGCACCTTCTGCAGGCGGCACAGAATCTGGTCAAAATGATTGACCGTCTGGCACCGATCCTGCAAACAACGCAGGAATACACATACGCCAAACACGTTTTGGAGAACATCAATGACAACGAAATCTAAGGCCGCAAAGAAAGCCAAGCCGAAACCCACCAAGCCAGCCGCGAAACCAAAACAATCGATGGAGACTCTCTACACCATGCCCACAGAGGTCTCAGAATGGATAGAGAGAGCCAACAGCACGATCCATCACCTCAGAACACAGGTCGCTACTCTGAAAGAGGAGAACATCAACCTAAAGGCGTATAGGAAGTTCGCAGAACACCGCATTTTGAGATCAGAGGCCGAATAAGGAAAACAAATGGATCGCATGGAAGAGGCTATTGCGTTGGCTGATAGATGCTGGGGAAAGGCATGCAAAGCAGAACCAGAGTTTGTCGAGCAATATCTTGCCAGCGCCGAAGAATTACTGATCAACAGGCCCATCGTGATGGGCGATGAATTCAGGGAACATTGCCGCAGAAGAATGGTATTTTTGCCAAAGAACCTACATCACAACACATGGGTATCCGGCGTAAGGGCGCTAAACATAATTGGATGGATAGAACCCATCATGAAAGTCAGTCCAGAGCAACGGCACAATCACATGGACAAAGTAACCCTATGGCGTTCAAAAATAGTTGGAGATCAAACGCCAAGCAAACTACCGCAACTAAACCTATTTTGAGATCAGAGGTCGAATGAGTTAGACTCTATCCCAATGCGCTGAAATGATTGCGCGACAAAGGACTGCCATGACCGACAAAAAACCCGCGCCGCCAAAAAACAAGGGCGGTAGAGCATCCACATACGACCCTGACATCGCACGCGTAATGTGTGAACAACTCAGTGAGGGAGTACCACTGAGACAGATATGTAGGGAGAACGAAGGATTCCCAGCGTGGAGGACGGTTTACGATTGGATGGGGAAGGACGCCGATCTTTCCGCAGCCATCGCGCATGCGCGTGATGTAGGATGTGACGCCATTGCCGAGGACTGCCTCCGCATTGCGGACAATCAATTGATAGGCGAGGAAGTCACCGAAAGCGAGGACGAGGAGGGTTTAAAGAAGGTATCGGTCAAGAAGGTGGACATGCTGGGTCACCGTAAACTGCAGATCGAGACCAGACTCAAGCTCCTCGCCAAGTTCAACCCCAAGAAGTATGGCGACAAGATCACACACTCTGGGGACGACACCAGCCCTGTGGTGATCGAGAACAACATGAACGTGTTTGGTGAGCTACTGAAGAACATCAAGCTGCAGCGCCAGACCGAGAAATGACCCTACTGACTGTGCGGGATACTAGTCAGACTAGTATTCCCTACTGCCATTGTGGAATACTAGTCAGACTAGTATTCCCTACTCTGAGTATGGGATTAGGATGGGCGTAGCCGAGGACATTCTGCTCGACGGATCGGCTGAGGCCGAGTTCGCGAAGATGACGCCACAGGCGCAGGCGGTCTTCAACTGGCAGTTCAAGTGGCTCCGGCTGCAGGCGCACAAACACCAGATCGAACCGGCTGGGGACTGGTGGTCGATCTGGCTGATGCTGGCTGGTCGAGGAGCAGGTAAGACCCGAGCCTCCGCAGAATGCCTTGCAGGATGGGCATGGGATCAACCCAACACGCGCTGGCTGGTCTCAGCGCCTACAAGTGGAGACTTGAAGGGGACATGCTTCGAGGGCGACTCAGGGCTGCTCAAGGTGATCCCCACTGTGCTGGTGGACAAATACAATAGCAGCCTGCATGAGATACATCTGGTCAATGGATCGCTGATCAAGGGGATACCTGCCAGCGAACCGGAGCGGTTCCGAGGCCCACAGTTCCATGGCGGTTGGCTGGATGAATTGGCGGCATGGGAGTATCTGCAGGATAGCTGGGACATGATCCAGTTCGGCATCCGTCTGGGCAAGAACACCAAGCTGATCTGCTCGACCACACCGAAGCCGAAGGATGTCATCCTAGACCTCATAGCACGCGAGGGTGACGACGTAGTGATCACACGGGCATCGACCTATGCCAACATCAAGAACCTCGCCCCAAGCTTCCAGAAGCAGATTCTGGCGTATGAGGGGACGAACCTCGGTAGGCAGGAGATTCACGCCGAGATCATCGATCCCGAGGAGGCCGGTATCGTCAAGCGCGACTGGTTCCGGCTCTGGCCTGATGGCAAGCCCTTCCCCAAGCTGGAGTTCGTCCTACAGTCATACGACTGCGCGACCTCGGACAAGACGATCAACGACCCGACTGGATCGATCACGCTGGGCGTCTTCAAGCCATTGGACGGAGGGATGTGCGTGATGATCTTGGACTGCTGGCAGGAACACCTGCAGTATCCTGACCTGCGACCAAAGGTGATCAAGGAGTTCGAGGTAGCCTACGGCGAGGGCAAGAATAAGAAGCTGGTAGACTTGCTGCTGGTGGAGGACAAGAGCGCCGGTATCTCACTGATACAGGACTTGCAACGGGCGCACCTACCGGTTCACGCTTATAACCCCGGTCACGCGGACAAGACCCAACGCCTAAGCATTGTGGCGAACATCATTAAGGCTGGTCGAGTCTGGGTGCCGGAGAGCAGCAATCGCAAAGGGTACGTACGTGATTGGGCTGAGGGCATGGTCAGTCAGATATGCTCGTTCCCAGACACGGTGCATGACGAGTTCGTCGATTGCATCAGTCAGGGGCTGCGATATCTTCGTGATGCAGGCTGGATCAGTATCGACGCGCCGCCTCGGGAGGACTATGATGAGAGCGACATTACCGATGCAGAGTTATTCAACCAGCGGTCGAGAGCGAACCCATATGCTGCATGATTGCAGGATCAGATGGGGTAGGCGCATAATCCAATGGCAAAAGGAGCCAAAATGCCAAAACCATTGGTAGGCGATGTATTAGATACGTCACGCACCCCCGGATGGGTCAATCATCCTGAGAATGATTTGCTTCAGCCTGTTGGCGCTTCAGCTATTGTTGGCGAAGAAAAACTAGTATCAGATGATGGGCCATTCAAATCTGCGTTATCTACTTACCCATCAAACAAAAAGTCTTATAGGTATTTGTATCATGATGAGAACGATATACCGATAGGCGCAATGCAAATACGCACTCTAGGCCCAAGAAGTAAAAAGGCAGTTATACAGAATGTGCATGTATCAGAAAATAATCGTCGTCAGAAAATTGCAACCAAATTACTTTATCGCGCTCGACAAGACTTTGATGTCAAGCACAGTCACGATTTGACAACGATGGGCAAAGCATTTTCAAAGGCTGTTAAATCTTCTGGCGGTTCTGTTCAGCCCAGCCTTGAGCAAATGAAGCAGGAACTTGACGCCTATCACGGCTCACCGCATCGCTTTCCATCGACCAAAAAGAATCCGCTTGGCGAGTTCGACCCTACGAAGATCGGGACTGGTGAGGGAGGGCAGGCTTATGGGCATGGGCATTACTTGGCGCAGGAGAGGGACGTAGCAAAAACTTACCAACCACGATCCCCGCGTTATGAAGAGAAGCTAATCGAGGAATATAACAGAGCGCAATCGACGAGCAACTATCCAAAGATGGAAGTGCTGGAAGACGCAATGTTGCATAAATCGCCAGATGAGATTCTGAAAAAGTATTCCAACATTGAAGATGGTTACACTCCAGAACACGCAAAAGCCGCAAGCGAACATGCGAAATGGTTTCAAAAGAATAAGCCAGAAGTTGGTGGCCTCTACCACGTTCGAATACCCCATGAGCATATCGAGAAGATGCTGGACTGGGACAAGCCGCTGAGTGAGCAGCATCCGCATGTGCAGGCTGCGATCAGGCGGGAGTTGCCTGATGCGCCTCACGATACGTTGGGCCAAGACCTGTATAACCAGTATGGTATGACCGCAAAGGCGGCATCAGACAAGTTGAGACGCGCTGGGGTTGCTGGCATCAAATACTTAGACGAACGCTCACGCGATGCTGGCGAGGGAACGCGCAACTTCGTAGTCTTCCCCGGCAACGAACACATCATGAAGGTCGTCCATAGGGAAGCCAAGGGTGGCGCTATCCATGAGGGGAACTCCGTACGTGTAACTACGTATAAGGCCAAGGGCGGTGCCATTCGCATGGCTGACGGTGGACAGCCGTTCTACTCACCGGTCGATCAAGCCATATCCAAGCTGAGTCAAGCCAAGGGGACTGGCGACCAATACCTATCGATGATCCGCAACACCCATGGCGTCAAGCCGCAGGAGATTGAGGATCGCGGTCTTGAGCAGAAGATGACTGGCAAGATGGGATTGCCTGATGTGCAACGCATTGCATCAGAGAACCCCATGCCGAAGATCACTGAGAGTGTGGCGCACAAGAGTGATTTCTTCGTCACCCAAAAGGGTGATGACGACAAGCATTACGTCCTCAACGATACTGGCAAGCGTATTGCAGGGCCGTTTGAGACGCAGCAGCATGCTGAGGGAGCCATCAATCGGCTGAAGGACAACAAGACGCAATATGAAAATTATCAGTTGAAGGGCGGGAAAAACTACCGCGAGATCAAGCTGAAGCTGCCGGTTCAGGAAAAAAATCGAGGTGCATATGGAAATGGGGAACTAAGTTTAGGTTACGGCGCATCAAATAATTTCAAATCCTCGCACTTCAAAGACGAGCCAAACATCCTAGCGCATGCAAGGGTATCCGACCGCAAAGGCCCGAACGGGGAGAAGATACTTCACGTTGAGGAGATACAGTCGGACTGGCATCAACAGGCACGCGATCTTCGGCATGAAGAGATTGACCGCCTAGTTGAAAATGGTATGCCCGAAGAGGAAGCGAAGAAAGCTGTTCCTACCAACTGGGGATATGGAACCCCAGAAGATCGTAAGCATATTGTTGATAAATTGGCTAGGAATGAAAAGCTCACGCCAGAAGAAGAGTCAAGGCGCAAGCAATTGCTTTCAAACAGGGTGGTTCCCGACGCTCCCTTCAAGAAGGACTGGCATGAACTGGCGCTGAAGCATCTGTTGGATCATGCCGTGAAGAATGGCTACGACAAGATGATCATCACGCAAGGTGCCGAACAAGCCAAGCGGTATGACCTAAGCAAACACATTGGCGAGATAAACTACAAGCACAATCCCGATAAGACCGTGAGCCTGATGGCGACCGACAAGGAGAGCGGCAGCACTGTCTTGCATGAAGAGGATGTCCCGCACCACAAGATTCATCGGTATGTCGGCAAGGGGATTGCAAAGAAGATCATGGCGGGTGAGGGCAACCCCATGCGTGTCGGCGATCCATCTGGTCAGGTGCAGAGCTATGTTCCTCAAACTGGGCGTAATGCTGGCAAGATGACCTTATCCAACCTTGACCTCAAGACTGGCGATGAAGGAATGAAAGGCTTCTACGACAAGATCGTGCCTGACTTCCTCAACAAGTATGGCAAGAAGTGGGGCGCGAAGGTTGGGACTTACCGCATGGCTGATCCCGATAAGGACTACCACTGGAGCGATTACGTCCCAAATACAGATGACATGAACCGCATCGGTATGGAGCGGTTCGGCGTCAATCAGAGGGACATGACCTCAGACCAGTCTGCCGAAGCCAAAGAAATACACAGGAAAAGTGTTGCCGATAAGCGTGCGATAAACCTGCATTCATTTGATATCACTCCGCAGATGCGTGAGGACATCATGAGCAAGGGCCAGTCCCGCTACAACAAGGGTGGTGATGTGAAGCCCCCGAGCTTGGACGCAATGCGATATGCGTTGATGGCTAAGGGCGGTAAAGCTAAGGATTTGACCAAATACACCGATCCTCCATCGACCAAGATTGCAGATTGGAAATGGCGAGACCTACCTGAAGTTGCTGCTGACATCAACATGAAAGAAGTCCCTGACTACATTCAAAAGAATTACGGGGAATTCATGAGGCAACAGTTGGATAGGGCAAAGGCTGGAGATATGACGGCGCGTGACTTCCTCAAGGCATATGGCATCACCCAGTCGAGCATAGGGCGCATGGGATTATCCTATGACACCGCCACAAAGACTGGCATGAAGTTGCCGCGTCAAGATGTTGTAAGACCTGAAGGCGCATTCTCAGAGTGGCTTGGATCGAAGCACGGTCAGACCTTTCTGAAAGCCGCAGAGAAGGGTGATGTCAATGAGGATTCTCTTGAAGACTTGAAAGAGAAGTTTTCCCCATTCAGCATGACTGGCGCACTGTCTGACAAACTGAAATGGGCTATCGAGCATTCAAAGGGCGATCCAGACTTGGCAAACAAGTTTGCAACCATGCCGATGGAAAATTACCGTGATCTGATGATGAGCATAAAAGGCATTGGGCCAGCCAAGAGCGGGTTCATTGGATCGCTGCTTGGTAGGGGTGACCTGCCTACGCTTGATGCGCGTCAGGTGCTATTGCATACCGGCAAATACAACAAAGACCCTGAGTTTGCACGCAGAATTAGAGCGGTTGTTAAGGGCAAGCCGGTAGCTGGGACAGAGGCTGTTGATAGATTGATAGCGCGGCAGAATGCTATGGGAATGGATATCGACCCTTCTCTGGAGCCTTTCAGTCAACATTTGACGCATCATGCCGTATGGGATAAGGCTGGCAACTCAGAGACCACCCATGGCGATGTCGTCAAGGCTATGAAAAATTACAAAGCGGGTGGCGGTATCAAGGAGCCGAAAAGCACTGTGCCTGCTTACAAACTATTCCGTGTGGACAAAAAGCAACCCGGCAAGCTCTTCCCGCTCTTTGTGGATGCGAATACTCCGGTCGAAAAGGACAAATGGGTTCCGGCAAAGGCTGGCGAGATGGCTGGGAAAAAAGTAAAGTCAAAGATTGGCCCCTTGGCTTACCGACCGGGCTGGCATGCGGGTGATCTTCCGATTGCCACTCACATTGGCGAGAAGTCTGATCCGAAGCTGAACAAGCCCGACCGCCGACCCCACAATCAGGTGTGGGCTGAGATTGAAATGCCAAATGATGTAGACTGGCAAAAGAAAGCCAACGAACGCGGCATGAACAAAAAGGGCAAGCTGATTTCCAAGAATGCACACATCACCGATCAGATTCCGAAGGGCGGTCACTATCGCTACAAGACCAATCCGAATATGTCTGGCAGTTGGTTGATTGGTGGCGAGATGAAAGTGAAGCGAGTTCTGCCTGATGAAGAAGTGCAGAAGATCAATAAGAAGGCAAAGGTATCTGACTTGCCTCGTAGTGAGCCGCTCAATCTGAAGGATTGGGGTTTCAAGCACGGCGGGTTAATGTCTTTGCTGAAGAAATTTAAGGATTAAATATGCAACCCACACTGGCACAAATGCGTATGGCTTTGGGTAACAGAAGCAATGTCAATATCCAGAACATTGGCGCAAGCGAAGCTCCCAGCATGTCACCGAAATCATTTGTATCCCCAGACGCTAGTGACGGTCAGAAGCCACCGGTTGGTGGGGTGAACATGAGCAACGGCATGCCGGTTGGTGGGATTGACATGAGTCAACAGCAAGCCGGTCAGCAAATGCTCCCTCAATCGATGATGCAGCCGCAGGGTGGTAATCCACAAGGCCAACCGCAAGGCCCACAAGGGCCGCAGGGCGCTCCTATGGGCGCTCCGGCAGGCGCTCCTCCCATGGGTAACATGCTATCGATGACGCCGCAGGGACAGGCTCTGGGCGCTATGAGTGGGCCGCAGCAGCCTCCAAAGCCGCAAGGGTTAGCCAAGGGCGGCAATCCAAAAAAACCTTTGCATTACGGGCCATCACCGGTATTAAAGAAGTCAGACATTGAGGCCCATGCCGAACGCATTTCGCGACAGATGGCTGGGCTAGACAACCCAAACAACATGACGATCCAGCAATTGGCTCGTCAAAATAATCTCAACGTAGATATACGGGAGACCAAAAAGAAAAAGAATGTCCCCGTTATTAATTTTGAAAAGAAGAAAGGCGCTTATTCCGTTGGCGTCCCCGGCGATCCGAGTCGAGGCGGTCTTGCCTCAGCCGAGCGGGATGAAAAAGGCACAGGATTTATCAATCCGAAGGCTGGCGAATACCTGCACAAGATCGGCTCCGAAAAGATGGAGCATCCAGTAGGTTTGTATGGCGGCAAAGATTACGGCGCGTATGGACAGCCGCATGGCTGGGCAAGTGATCTTGGTGCCAGTGCCGGTATGTATAACCTTGTAAAAATGTTGGCAAAGGAAGACCCCGAGAGAGAGATTTATGGGCATTACCATAAAATGTCTCCCGAATCACTGAACCATGCCGTTCATATGATGGATGCCGTGCTGTCATACCATCGACCGCATGAGGCTTCGCAAGAAAAGATTGATGAGTTAAATCATCTGATGCGAAATGTCCAGACAACCAAAAGCAAAAAAAACGTGCCGTATCCAGATTTCCCCGGCTTTGAGAATCCGAATGAAGTCATGCTTCATGGCGCATTGAA